CACCCCTCTGGTGTCGAAAACGGCTGCTTAACAAACAGCCGAAAACGATTCCATTTGAAACTGGAAGATGACTAGTGTCTTCCGAGAGCCGGTTCTAAACAGCAGGGAACCGGAATACGTCTTTACACTAGAAGTTGGCACTTATCACCCCTGGAAAACAAACTACCAGGGACAAATAAGCTCCAGCCGCCTGCGTAAGAAATGCGACGTATCTTTGTGCGCGTCTTACGACGCTCGGCGAAGGGGGTTTTAGATTGACTCCCTGTTAGAGCACCCCGAGTGAGAGCTAGGTCATAGCCCCTGCAGCTGCGGACAGATAAATCTGCCCAAGCCTCTTTCTGAATCTCCAACCATGACCACGTTTGAGTATTTCTGTTCCAACGTGAAAATGGAGAAGATAAGAAAGAATCTAGTGAAACCTCAAGCGCAGTATCAACGTTCCCTTTGTAAGGGCGCGAGAATAGAAGCGAATGAGGTATGAGAGACTCTAAATAAAGGAGCCCCTCACGAAGTAAATCTCCCAAAGGAGGTTTTCTTCTAGCTAGGTTGCAGAACTTGAAGATAGACTCGACAGAATCGAATCTATAATCAAGAGTCACGGGTCTTACATCGACGCCTTCAAACCAATCTGCACCACATGATTCGCGAAATGGACCTGATAAAAAAGTCTTCTCTCGATTAGCCTTAAAACCGCATATCCTGAGCAGATCAAGAACACGGTCCGCCACACTACTCCTAACTATTATGTCATCACCATAAACCGAAAAATCGGAAGGTTTTGACATTACCGTCGAAGCAGTATGGCAAAGCGACGCAAAAATAAGCGTCTCTAGTGGAAAGCAGAAACCGTTACCCATAGTTGTAAACTTTTCATAAGGAGTTTTAACCCCCTCAATCATGTAACAACTGGACCGAGTTTGGTTCAGTAAGTCGAACCATTCGGACGGCAGTAGGTAACGACACAACTCGATCGAAATGCTATCACTAGCACTAGACAAGTCTATCGTCACATACGGATCTTTATCTAGATCAGGTATACTGCCAAACATGGCAAGCCCTTGATTCAGACTTTGATCTTCCAAATCGATACCGACGCGCTTAAGCTTTTTCCGCATAAGTACGTCTATACCTTTCTGGATGTAGCCGTTAAGTAAAGGTTCGACAGCGATAGTCCTTTCGGTCTTCACTGTCTTGGGCACAAACGAGATATTGTTGTAATCTACAATGCGCGCCTTCGTATCGAACTCCTTGTTAAAAAGTTCGTTGTCGAAGCTGAAATAACGATCCCGCGAGCCTCTTACGAGGTATTCACGGATATGTACATCGTTTTTCAGGAAAGCGCGCGCATAGTAGAAAGCGCCAGGAGACACGGACCATCTGCTTGCTAACATTTTGCGGGCAGAATTGGTAGCATTTCCGTGAATCCCTATGGATGCGCCGGGACCAAAGTTGCAGTTCTCCATAACATCAGAGAGCGAAAGCTCTCCTAAGACGTAATGGATCCATGAGCGTGAGATAGTTAACTCGTACTCATGCGGACTCCTCAAAGTTGAGAAGAGACGAAACTTCTTATTCACCCGCTTGCATTTTCGCTCGCTGGCTAAAAAGGTTTCGAGTGCCTTCTTCCTGGGATCAAACATAACGAGATCCTTTGGAAAAGGGTACTTCCGTATAACTGCAGCCAACTGATTGCACATCCGATGCTCGGATGCCGTCTGAAACACTGTAGACGAAATGCGATCAGCGACCATTACCATTTCCGTATAGTTCTCTTTGACCAGAAGGTCGCGGAGTTCGTACGAGAATGGGTGGTCGATGGAACCCAACAACGTGTCGAGAAAGCGGAAGTAATTAGCTTCCGCCTGCTTCCCGAGGAAGTTGTTGCACTTGCTGAGTGCTAACAGCCTTGGAGACTTCTTCACGAACACCTCCTGATTTGCTTATCGATAGCGAAATGCTACCGATAGGAACGACTAACACGGCGATGATTGCCAAAGCCAGGACAAGACCGATACCAGCGAACTTTTCCATTAGTAACTAATGGTCTGGTTCTTGATAAACGTCTTGAAGCTAGCGTGTGCAAGCCACGCCGCAAAGTCGTTAATCAGACTGTCAATGTCAGCACTTGCGGCGCCGACCGGAAAACTCGTACTGAGATCTAGAATACCGTCATGGACGGTAGTCGCGGCCCCAGTAAGGGTAAACGATCGGACCCATTTCGATTGCCCACGGCCAACACCACTAAACAGTGTGGTAGGCTTCGGCAACGTACGAGCAAGTCGGAGATCATCTTTCCAACTGAGCGTATGTGCAGGAGCTGTATACCCTACTGCGTTGGTGGCATAGCTGTCGGCTACGACGCTTTTTGCATTGATTGTCAAAGACATTGGGAAATTCCCTAATGATGAAACGATTTAATAAAAAAGTCCTTCATCTACATCCGAGATAAGTTTTAGTGCTTATCGAAGGATATGCTGTTCAACCACTGTATCGCTACAGAGGCTGCATCAGCAGCGCGCATGAACTCGTCAAGTTTGAAATCATTCTTGATGACAACCTTTGCGCCAGACTTGGGAACGAAACGGCTGTAGTCCCGGTCCTTTAAATATATAACGTCGGAAATACTGCCGGTTACGGTACGGAAACCAGGGTTAGTGGCGAGAAGATTAGAACCGCTCCAAGTTGTAACGTAGGAGTAGTCCGTCGACACGCCGCCACCTAATGGAACCATACCGGGCCGTGGAATGTTAGCATAGAAGTAATCTCCTATGTTGACAACCCAATCAACGACGAAGGAGTACCGCAGTAATTCCCACGGTAAACCAACCAGATTTCGGAAATTAAACCCGAGATCATTCAGCGGACCTATACTGTAACTATCCGATTGCGACGCACGTATTTTCATATGTGCGATAGTCGTTTTCAGATGGTCAAAGTTTGCGTTCGCATCGCTGTAATGGCCAGACGTATAGGTATAATTCTGAAGACTCATATTGGCGCGAGCCGTATGAATCGTAGGAACTTTACTATAGCCGGTTTCCATGGCCTTCTTGATTGCTTGGATGCTGCTAATGATTGGCATGATGCCATACCGAAAGCGCAACCATTCCGACGAGTGGAAGACGATTAAAGCTTTGCTATTTGCACTAACCTTTTTGAAACCCTTGAGTCTCCGGCCATTACTTCGAAAAGTTTTGACAAGAGAAACGATGTTTTCCATAGGGCTGTGAAGCATGCGGAAGGTTTTCTCCATCTCTGCTAAATCTTCCAGCAGATTAGATATACCCTCCCCACGCTTAGCAAGGCACTTCGTCCAAGTTTCGTCGATCGCAGATGAAATTGTCTCGACTGGGATCCCTGCACCATGAGATGGTGCGTTATTCCAGCAAAGATAATTTACCATAGCTGAGCCTGTGTCGGTTACCACACCAATAAGGTTAGGGCCGGTACAGACAGGAGCCACGTAAGTAAGGGTAATGGATGAGCTACCGATCACTCGGTAATCCTTCTCCGTTATGTAGCACTCGTTAAAAACGAATGTTTTCCCTTTCTTCTTACGCCAGTTCTCAGTCACTGTATCCCACATAGTCTTCGTATATCCACAAAACCATCCGGCAGTATAAAGAGTAGTATTAGGTACGCGATTAGCGCACGTAGTCCAACTCCTATACTCAGAGATGATAATGGGGACAGTACGTTGACCCTGGGATCGAAAGCGGCTGGTCACTGCCATAAGAGTAGCTCCTCTGCGAAAGTAATCAAGAACATCTCCACCGAAGTAGAAATGAGAAAGCCCGCTTATCGCGGTAGAACATCCCGATTTACGAACTAATCAAGAAAGGTGCAGAAGTATGCCGCGTCCTTGGACGAGGCAAAACCTGTGACGTAGAGCTTGTAACCGGTGAGGAACTCATAACACTCGCGATGCGAGAGCCCGAGCAACTTTTTAACCGAGCGATAAGCTCGATTTGAAGTCGACCGAACGCGCGCTGCGTCGTTAAGAGTTTTCTCATCGATTGCGATGAACCACCCATTAGAATGAACACGAAAGCAAAAGCGATCGTTTCTTAAACTATAAGGTGATATCATGGCTCAACCTTTCAAAATTGGAAA